CGGAATCACAAATTTTGCAACCGGGCTTTGAATACACTGTGATTTCCATTTATCTTTTTCTCCTCTGACAATCTATTATAGCATTCACAAAATTATTTTTTTACCCTTAACCAGCAAATTCCCTCTTTTTCATGTGCTATATTATGCCTAACCCCTTCTGTAAAAAAGGATTGTAAGGCTTTAGTAACTCCTCCACAAGCATAATCATGACCACATATCATCCCGCCCGGTTTTACTTTTGGCCACCATAAACGGATATCAGATATAACACCCGCATAACTATGATCCGCATCAATGTATACAAAATCAAAATGTTCATCGTCCCATCTTTCTGCATTCTCTTCCGACGATTCACAAAATAATTTAAATCTACCCGCAAATGGTTGTAAAACTCTGGCGGAATGATAGCGCCATGCCGTTGCCAGTTTATAATCTCTGAATTTAGCTGGTAACATTCCAGTAGAATTTAAATATTTCGTATTCCGCTCAATGTGTTTTTCCCACAAGTCAACACCGACAAAATTTAATTTGCTATGTGACTGTAACATTTTTACAGAATGGATTGCTTGATGGACTCCTATTTCTGCCCCGCGAATTGGTTTATCTTCGAATAATTTTCCTATGAATGTCCCAAACCGTTTATCTGATTTTTCGAATTCTTGGATTGCTTTTTCGTTAATCATAATTATTTTTCCTTTCAATTTATTATAAGTTTTACAAGATTTTATCTCTACATTGGTACATAAGGTAGCCATGCACACCGGCAAGCAGGATGCAATGGTATCATACCCCTTGCCTCTTTGATCGTAAAAACACTTCCCTCCATATCAGCACAAGCAGCACATACCCTATTATCCCCAGCCGTAGACCATTCCGCCATTGCTCCTAATTTTTCTACCCCTAGTCGCTCAAAAGCATCGAGCTGCCCTTCCGCGTGCGCATGTACTATTTCTGTTCTGGCAATTAGCCTTGCTCTTACTTTATCAATCCCTGTTATTGTATTATTTAAATTTCTAGCAATCTTATGTGCGCCATATCCATTAGACAATCCATCCGCTAGTACACGGCTCATTTGCTGCCCCATGGTAGCACTTATTCCTTTGAGTTGATCGAACGCGCGTGTGTACAGTAAATTGAGCTTAGACACCGTCTCTGGGGCTGCGAATGAATCTGTTAGAAATCTAGCTTTTGATCCTTCATAAAAATCTAAACTTTTTGCTAATTCACTTTTGTGTGTGTCGGTATATGCCCGCACAACTCCTTTCCGGTATGCTGAATTAATATATTTGTTTGTCCATGGATCGCCTTTTCCATCAATTGTCAATACGCCTGTTTCGACTTGATTTCCCAACCAAGATTTAAAAGATTCTAATTTTCCTACATCCGTTTGGAATCGCCATATTTGTTTTTCCGCATTGAATGCCATAAAGGAATCACCGATAAGCCCGAAGGCGTCATCGGTAACAATTAAATTTTTCAGATTCCTTTTTAGCGTGTTAAAACGTCTATGCAAATCCGCGATAAACTGACGTCTTAAAACGGTTGACCGAGTTGGGTCAAAATGACTAACAGCCATTATTTATTTTCCTTTCATTCATTAATAACGACGACTGGAGTTTCATTATTATTGTCGTCGTCATCGTCATCGTCTATGTCATGATTATGTTCCCCGTCCACCTCATTGATGAATCCAATTAAGCCTTTTTTAATTTGTTCATTTTCTTCTTTACTTAAATTTCCGAAGATACTGAAAAATTCGTCCGGCGCGATAATTCCTTCACATCCACCACTAACATATTTCGCTATTGCCTCTGCCCATTTTGCGGCATTATCCGCTTGTTCATTATCGGTTTGTGTATTTAAATCTTTCCACTCAATAAAATATTCTACTGGCGTTGGCAATACACCAATTTCGATCAGTCTATCAATTACCGGGCGGATTACCAATGGCGAAATATAATCTTCTTGTCTTTTTTTCAATCTACCATTCCACGTTCTGGTATCTTGACTTGACGCTAATTCCCCTTGCTCACTGCCCATAAATTTTCTTTTTGGAACTCCTATGGCAATACAAATTGCTTCAAGATTTGCATGAAAGTGTTGACTCGGATCTTCAACTTGCGGGGCCAGACTTTTTACCGATACTCCTGTCAAAGCGAGATATCTTTGCAAATTATTCATGTATGATTCCATCTCTTCCCGCAATGAAGCCGTATCTAATTCTACGGAAGAATCGTCTTGATCCACCTCAAAACTATAACCGGGGAATGCCCCCTTCCAAAACATTTCACCAGAACCAGAAAGAATTTTTCTAATGTCCAAAAGCCGATTATAATTATCCTGCATTCGTGGCGTTCCGTAGACCTCACTCATTTGTCGCAAGTCTGCCATATGCACAATTCTTGACCAGTGGACTTTGTTTTGTGTACTTGTACCGCTCGCACTACCGTCTTGAAATGTAATGGCATACATTAGCGGTAATCCGAATCTAGGATTACTCGTATCGTTTTCCCAAGTCGCTACAGTCACGACTGATTCTTCGAATCCCCGTAAATAAATTAATTGATGTTTAGCCTCTTTTGAATTTTGTTTTTTCGTTGACAAATTTAAATTTCCGGTAACTCCCTCAATAGGTTGTGCCAATGACAAGCCGTCATCAATTCCGAGTAGCAATACGCCGAATCTACCAATACCTGACAATTGATCTACGCGGGAAATGAAATGGAGTAGCCGATATTTTTTATTTATTTCCTCAAAAGCTTTTTCAAATTCTGTATTTTCTTCTGATTCTTTATTTTCAGTAATAAGGGGCATCATTGCCCATGATTCCTCTACCCAGATATTCACTACACGAGCGGCGATTCCTTCCCGCTCATACATGGCGTGATATTGTTTTGCAGATATGCTTTCCGGGTATCCACAATCATTATTTAAATCTCTGCCCGTTGGATCAAGTAGATTGCCTAATAGCTCACTCCTCGTTGTGAGTACATTATTAATCATGCTATCGTATTTTGCTTGCCAGCCCTTTTTTGTATTTGTTACTGGCGTTTTCACTTTGTGCATTACACTCTTTTTCTTAATAGATTTAATTATTGCCATTTTGAATTTTTCCTTTGTTTTCTGATAAACTTTTTATTTTTTATATCATATTCAAAAAATTCTTGTTTGTGACTTTTCCTTTTTCTTGTCTTAATTTCTTCTGATTCATTTTCATTATCCAGAATTTTAATATCTATTATCTGCATTGACTATTTTTCCTTTTTATTCAGCAAATCCAATAACATCAATCGTAATCAAAGGATCTTCACAAGGCTCTTGTTCTACATATATATTTTTTACCCCTTCGACAATATATTCTTCATTGTTATGGACAATATAAATTATAATTTCCCCATTCTTTTCCTTAATGATAAACCTTGGATCACGTTTTTGTTTTGTTGTAGCACCTGCTGATTTAATTTTAAAAATTAAAAATCCTTCTTCCCACTTAGCTAAACATATTGATTGTATAGCAGTAATTTCAACCCTACCCGGTTGTAAAATTGGAAGTAGTGTTCCATCTTCCATTATCTTTGTTCCTATCCGTACGGTTTTTTCTTTTTTATCAATAGTCATTTTTATTTTTCCTTTTCCGAATCACCCATGGAATAGTTACCCGCTTGCCGGTCTTTTAATTCCCCTAATTTTGATTTATTCCAATTGTTAATCATACTAAAATACCCCACAACACGGGACATATGCGCCAACACAATAGGTTCACGAATGCCTAATAAAATTTCAAGTAGCGTATTACGATCATTATCCAGTATAGCGTCAAATGTCAATCGTGTTGTAAAATTACCACATTTCACATAAATATTATCACTGTCAATCATACCAGTAAGCAATTCATGATTTTCGACCATTTCAAAAAATTCTAATAGCTTCATTATTCTTTTTCCTTTTATTTTTTTTCTTCACGAATGACACACAAGCTATATCATCACCATCCCGTAGACATGTTTCAGGATATGCACAACAATATGTTGTCTGCGTTTTTCTATATCTTGGAATACCACTCAAATTAAAACCTGAAAGAATTTCTAAGTCTTTCCATTTTCGAAAATATTTACAATCATGACATGTATTAGACATTATTATTTTTCCTTTTTTGTATTACTCATTTTTACTTTTCCTTTCCCATAAAAATAAAAAATTACAAAGCGCCCGCGCGTCTTTTCACTGCATGCAATTTTGCAAAACTTCCGCTAGTTGCATCAACCTGATCCTTGTATTTTGATTTTGGCCAGTACCTTAACTCATTTATTATAGCGTTGTTCCATTCCCCTCTTATCATTCTGGTATTTCCGCTGTTAACTTGCGCCTCTAATGGGTATGCTCTATCCTCTTTGCTGCCCGTCGGTCTATCAGCATACACCCGGTATCCGGCAAGATTTCGTATGGTATTTTGAGCTGATTCTAATCCACCACTACCAGGCTCTTGTTCCACTCCGATTAATACATTCTGCCCGTCAATTTCAGCCGTTTGTTTAATAATACTTTCTCGTTCTGCTGCATCCCATTGTCCTATTTTTACATCCAGCCACCAATAAAATCCATTTTTATCTTTCCCCATCAATACGCCAGCCGTATAGCATCCCCCATCTTTTGTGCCTGCTTTA